TAACAAGAGTTGTTTTATTTCCGGCACCTGTAAAAAATTTAAATCCGCCAGTACCACTATCTCCGCCTATATTCCAGGTAACGCTATCATCAAAAACGAAACTAGCATTTTCTTCTGAACCTCTATCAATTTCAATACCTGATTGATAATTCTTTGATGCACTTATTCCTGCGCCAGCTTGTCCGTTGTTAAGTGTAAGTATATTATCATTAATTAATGTATCGTTACTTTCTACTGTGGTAGTTGTTCCTTCAACTTCTAAACTACCTCGTATTACTACAGTGCCTGCAGGTTTTCCGCTTACAAAAGAACCTCTTGCAGTGTCCAGGACTATTTGTCCTCCTGCTTCTACCTTAACAGTATAGTTACCGTTGTTTACACTTAAAACTTTTGACATTAAAATTCCTTAATAGTGTAGGGGCATTACACCCCTACATAATATTTTTTTAAGACTGCCTTGGTAAAGAAACACTTAATACGGCATTAGGCACAGATGAATTTTCTCTTGCATCTGGTGCATTACCAATTTCGTAAATGGCATTGTCCGCACTTGAAGAAGTGGCTCCTCCACCTGATCCTTCAATCTGCACAGTTCTGTTACGTAACTTTGTAACTTGATATACAGTTGAATCGCTTCCTGTTGCGTCAATTCTAAACTCTCCTGCACTCATTGCACCATTTGCTTTGTTAACTAATGTCATTACTTCGTCATTAGCATGATCTCTTGGTGAAAATGGTCCGCCTGCATCGTTGTTAGAATCTAATCTTACAACATATTTGGCATCACCAATCTGTCTCAAAATATGTGCTCCTGTCGTTGCTTCTGCACCACCTGTAAAAAAGTGTCTGCTTACTGCGATTCGGCCTGTACCAAATCCAATTTTATCTTTGTTAATAGGTCTTCCCATTTGTTTTCTCCTTTAATGTCCCCTTCTAAGGGATACGCGGTGGGTCATTTCCGCATAAGTCCACACTATGTGACACGATTATTGACACAAGTATTTATCCGAAAAGGAAAAAGGTAAGTTTTTAGGAGTCAAAAAAATAGGCCCCGTAGGGCCTATTTTGAAGTTTATAATTACTAATCTTAGCTGAAGCTTAGGTTTGCTGCTGTTACTTCTACTTTTTCTAAGTAGTCAGCTGCGTTACCAAGCGATGAAGCTGTGTTTGATAACTCAACATATCCGTAACGTGTCATAAATGATACGACTGGCTCGAATGATGTTGGGTCAAGCACAACGCCTGAGCTCATTAGCGGGATGTATGGGCAATAGAATGCCGCTGCATCTGACTCGCTTGAGCCTTTGTAACCAACAAGTACATCATCGTCTGCAGCATATGTATTAACGTAAATTTTCATTGCGTTATTTAATGTGCCAACGAATTTTGTGTTTGTTGGAGCTTCAAATGAACCTTCAGTTGTTCTTGCAAACGCAGAAGTAGTTGCACTTTGTAGCACTGTTAGGATTGCTGGAGATACAACAGCCCAGTTACCTGCGCCTCTACGTGTTCTCTGTGCAATTCTGTTTGCTGCTCTGTTAACAAGAACTGCAAGTGCTGCATGTTCGTCGCCAACAAAAGTAGCTGTACCTGATACAGCAGCCTGGTCAAATGTATCTGAACCAGTTCCTGCTAGTGTAGCAAGTGAACCAAGAATTTCTTGGTCGATTTCAGCAGTGATTTCTTGTGCTAAAGCAGCCATAATTTCTGCTTCAACGTCGATACCGTGCTGTGACTGTGCGTCCTGTGCAGATTCAAAAGTCCAGCGAGCTGATAGCTTTCTGGTTTTTGCTTCTACAGTTTGTTTCAAGATCTGAATTGACATTTTGTTACCAGCGGCACCTTCAAGTGCAGCAGTTGCATCAGCTTTACCTGATGTAGCATTACCTGAATATGCTTCAGCAATCTTGAATGGGCTAAGAGCTTCCTCACCAGCTACAGCACCGCTTGCGCCTGTGCCTACTGTATCTGAGTAGCGTACTCTTAGTGTGTGGATTTGACCCACTGGACCTGTCATAGGCTGAACACCAACGACCTCGTTTGCGATCACAGTTGGCATCACACGTCTGATGACTGGTAAAATAACTCTGTTAAGAGTTGCAACATTACCGGCTGAGGTAGCACCTGCAGTGGCTGTCTCTGAAAGATACTTGCGAGTATTTTCAAGAGTGCTTGCCATTACCTGTTTCTTTGTGCCTTGTAGGCCTTCAAGAAGTGCAGTTTTGGTGTCCTGCCAGCGACTTTCTAATAGTTCTGACATTTGGTTTCTCCTTATTTTAATCCTGCAAGTCTACGGATATCAACCACGTTGCTATCTATGCTTGCGTTGTCATGACTTTTTATTTCTTCTCTATTGCCTGTATGTGATGTGCCTTCTGTCAGTGTCGCCTTCTTTTCTGGAGTTTTACCGTCAATGACCGCCGGTAGATACTTGTCAAACTGTGTTTTTAGTTTGTCAGTTTGAACCGATTCCAGTAAATCTATCATAATTTCTTTTTGATCCCTGTTTAGAGGAGCAGTTAATTCATTTATGACTTCTTTTCTTTGAGCTGCGTTAGTCATGCGTTTGATTTCAGCTTGTTTAGCTTCTGCTAACATTTTCTTTTCTTCAACCGCTTTCTTAGCTTCTGTTAGCTGCTTGTCTTTGATATTAATTACTTTCATTAACTTTGCAGTCTCTGATTTTTCATTAAGATAGCTATTGCCGTATTCAGCGGCAAATGCTTCAAACAGTTTACGCCCAAAATCATTTTTACGTGCTGCTTCGATATCTTCTTTAAGCTGACTAATTTCGTTATTTAAAACTTTGTCAGTAATAGAAGCTACTTTTGCCGCACTCTTTTCAACAAACTTTGTTTTAAGCTCATTGAAGTGTCCTTTTGCTTCACGAATTAATCTTACTTTCGTTTCGGCTAGGTCTTTTTTATCTTCATTAAACTCTGCAATTTCTTTTGCAAGTGATTCGACAACAAAATCTTCGAGCATACTAAACTTGCTAGCCATACTCTTCTGATCTTCGTGAAGTTCGTTTACTTCCTTAGCTAATGATTCAACTACAAATCCTCTTAACAGATTTGCATTTTCGCGCATAGCAACAGCATACTTTGCTTTTGCTTCTGCAAGTTGTTTACGATCATCGGCAAATTCTTCAATTTCTGAAGCAAGACGTTCAGTAACCATAGAGTCAATAGCCTCTACCATTGTTGATTTGTCATGTTCATACTTTTGAGCGAACTCTTCGCGAAGTTCTGCTGTAACCGTTTGACGATTTTCTTTAATCTTCTGGTTCCAGGCTTCTTCGATTTCGTGGCGCACTTCTTCGGAAACTACGTCATTTTCAAAAAGTGTTTTTAGTGCATCCAACATATTATTCTCCTTTTATTGGAGTCGACTGATTATGTTAATCAGTGATTCTTTTAGATATTTTTGTGCCTTTGTGTCGTGTTTTGTAGCCTGTGCTAATTCGTAAGCCTTCATTCCGCCACGTGCATTCATTAGATGCTCGTAGATTGGTGTTGGGTATGCGCCAGGTGCACTAGGTTGTGCAACAACGTCTACCGTTATAATTTCAAAATCAGAAACTTCTCCGTTTCCGCTTTCACTAACGTTACCAGAACCTCTTGATGAGACACCTAGTTTAACTCCGCTTTCAAGCATTGTTTTCACTAGTTGTCCCATCGGTGTTGGTAAAATTTTCATTTTTCCATAACCATTTGGACCATCCATCCACATTTCGGTAATCATGTGACTGACTCTGTCCAGGTTAATGTTAAGACCTTCAGGATGATCAACCTCACCAAGAACACTGTATCCTCCGCTAACTTGATCATTGAGAGTTTTGACAGCCCTGCCAATTTCATTTACAGGATATACACGTTGGTTCGCATTGCGTACACCCCCTTGAATACAAATACCTTTCATAAAAAGATCTTTGCCTTCATTGGCATTCTCAACCACCATTTGAGCTTGGTCGAATGTCAGGTGTTCTCTTAATAGATTAGTTTTCATCCATCGTTTCCTATTAGCTACCGATCATAGACTTTTTATCAGGAGCTGTATCGCCTGCGCCTTTTTTCTCTGCGCCGTGGCCTTTTGGTTGCGCTTTCATTGACTTAGATGCTTTACCGCCTGGTACATTTACGTTACCTGCACTATCTTCTTTTGTTGAAGGTTGTGCTAAGCCGCCTGCTGTTCCTTTAGCGTCAGCTTCTCCGCCCGCTACCAAGTTAGAAGCAGTGCCGCCCATGTCATTTTTACCTGCTACGACTGATTTGGCGTTTGCACCATTATCACCCATTGTAGCTGATACTTTTTCAACATATTCACGCATCTGCTCACCTGCAGATTTAGCTACTTCTTCGACTTCTTCGTCGTCACTAGCTTCGTCTACTTCTTCGTCATTTGCTTCAAAGTTATAAGACTCTTCTTCAGCGTCTGCATCCATATCCATATCAGCATCGCCTTCTTCGTCGTCTTCGCCTTCTTCGTCGCCCATGTCATCTTCTTCGCCATCTTTATCACCTAGCATGTCTTCAAATTCTGCTTTAAGGTCTTCAAGTTCGGCTTCTAAATCCATAATGTCGCCTTTTGTTGCTGGCTCGTCTGAGTCACCTTCGTCACCCATATCCATTGCCATGTCGTCACTAGCGTCTCCGCCCATGTCCATATCCATGTCCATGTCCATGTCGTCATCGCCTTCAACTTCAAACTCATCTAGATTAAAATTTTCATTAGTTTCATCGTCATCATCTTTTGATGCTTCGTCAACTTCTTCGTCATCTGACTCATCTACTTCTTCGTCAGTTGCTTCATTAGTTTCGTCGTCATCATCTTTTGATGCTTCATTAGTTTCATCGTCATCGTCTTTTGATGCTTCATCAACTTCTTCGTCATTAACATCTTCACTTAAGATGTTTTCGTAAATATCTCTTGATTTTGCCACTACAATTTCGTGGAATAACTCTTCCGCTTTAGCACGGTCGTTATTTACGAGATGCTCAAGCATCT